ATCATATCTTACACGTTACGTTGTAGGTGTGTCAAGCACTTTTACATATGTATGTATACCATATGTTTTCTGTATTCGCTGCGATAATTCCTGTAAGCTGGATTCAATTACGCTTATGTCATTGGCGTCCCACACAAGCAATCCCAATCGTCGTTCTTCTTCTATTTTATTTTTTGGAATCAAATAGTGACAGGTATTCGCAAAATACTGTTCTGGATGGGTTTGAAGTAGTTCATAATCAATACAAATCGCATCTGGACGATTGCTAAAATACGTCTCACACCAATACATCAATGAACGTTCAAAACGCCATAATTTTTCAACAATGGATAACTGTTCCATCATGATTTTGGGAGCGCGTAAAAACTGTTCAGGACTCCAATACAAGGGCCACTTTTGAATGAAAAACAATCGAAACATATCATATAAATTAGACCGATACAGAAACACTTTTAAATGTGGATATTCCATTAGATGTTGCTTAATTATCGGTGTTAAAGTTGTTTCATGAATCGATAGACAAAAAAAAGGAGATTCGGTGATAAGGTCCGAATCTCCTGAAGACACATAATAAGGATAGTTAATGGAAGGGAGAAAGGTGGTATATTCTGTTGGCCAATTTAGTACCACATAATCACGAAATAACGTGTCCTGTGGAAGGACTGAGTTCATAATTAAAAAATTTTGTTTCAAAATCATAATAATTCTTTCTGAAAATTATTTCATAATACTCAATAATGCGGGTAATAATTTCGTGAAGATAGCTCCTACTGCAATTCCAATTCCCATCAATAACCATTTATAATTTTCTAACTTCTGAATTTTTTTATCTTGGGCAGACTTCTCTGTTTGAATTGATTGGTTCAATTCAGCGATGGCCTTCATAATTTTATCTTCTGTCTTAGCGATTTCGCCTGACAATTCTCGATGTGTTGTTGTTATACGAGAATGTAACTCTTTAATGTCGGTTTCCAATTCGTTCCGCCGCGTTTCGATAGTTTGGTATAAATCAGTATTAATATTGTTTTGTTGAAGCAGTTTTTCCTCATGGACTGCTAACATCTTACTGATATTACTCGATAGTTCTCCAATACGTTCAATCGCGGCATCCAACCGTGTAAACACAGAACTAATGGAATGCACTTCGTTCTGAAGGAGAGCTACTTGTGTTTCTATAGGTAAATCGGTCATAAAGAATTACGATGACTTTTTAGGTTTACGACCACGGCGGGCCTTTACACCCTCAATCGCTCCTTGAGTGGCCGCAACGGTATATCCTGCCGTTTCAGTGGCAACCATTTTGACAGCCTCTGTTGTGGTTTCAACCACATGAATAAGATCATCTTTAACATGTCCATCGTTATTTCGATCAAAGAATGCTCTAATACGTTGATAGATAGATTGAAATAGTTTCTTCATGACTCTCTCCTTTTACCACTCGCCGTACGTACACACAGGACCGCATTTACCACTCTTATGTTTTTCACTATCAAAATGCTTCCGAATATCCTCAGTTCGTTCCGCATCTCTCGTAGCCCGACTCTTGCGCCATTTGACCGTAGATGCACCTTTATTTAATTCATCACAACGAGGACACCCTTCAACTCGGCGTCCAAAAACCACAGGATGTGAATGTTTTGTGGTAGGTGCTTCATCAATCGTCATCGTTTCTCCCAATGCATGACGAGCGGCAATTTGGGCACGACGACGACGCAAATCTGTATCATCCAATTTCTTTTTTAAACTATCGGCATTCTTCTGAGCCATTGACCGTGAAGGAGCATTTCTGGATACTTGCTGACAGCGTGGGCAATTATCGGCGGTCTGTCCAAATGCATGAGTGTGTTTCAATTCGGCTTCTTTGACAATCGAACTCACCGAACGATCTGACCACATCTTGCATGACCAGTAATTTGCCTTCCATTTGGGTCCGGGCACAGCACAATTATGACGACTGCGGTAGGCTTTACGACGATTCAGACTATCACGCTTGATTTCCATATTCGGATCACCAAACCCAACTTTTACAATATTTCCTTTGTCATTACGAACAAAGACATAAAATTTGTGCTTGCCATCACCGCTTCGAACTGGTTTATTTAACTGGACCGTGCGACCTTGATACTGGGCCGCTTCTTCCAATTCGCCCCAATCTTCATACAGAATTTCTTCTTTCATAGCAAGGAGACGACGAAACATGGGCGTCTTCTTCTTTTTACGCACATGAATACCGGGTTCACCTTTAGCACTCTTGGGAGGATATCCAATACCTTCGACACCCCCGCCACCCACTGCATTAGCGGCAACTTCTTTTAGGAAATCTTTAAAAGCTAAAATACTCATTTATATTCTCCGTAGAGCCGTGATAATACCAGAATCCAAATGTAGTTCAATAAATTCTTCAGGCGGCATATAATTTAAAAATACTAGAAACGTTTTTATATACGTCCAATATTTTTTTTCAACTTTATAAAATAACATGCTTGTGGCAAAGGGACCAAAGACATTATATAAAATAATTAAATGATTTAAAATTAATCGTTCATTTAAACGTCCAGTTTTTTCATAGCGTTTAAACAATCGCTTTAAGTATTTAAAGCGTTTTAAATCTTCATAAAAATCATGTAATCCTCGACAATTTGGGTTATCATAATTTTTAATCGCATAAATTAAAAAATTCTCATGAGTCAAACCACGTATCATATTATTCAACGACAGTTGCTGTGCCCCCTAGAAAATACCACAATGACCCCAAACACATCATGAATGCCGTATCACCCACATTGGCAAACGAAACACTTGTGTATGGAATATTAGCGGTAATACTCAATGTGTTATCACCATCATTTCCAGTCATGACAAGAAGTTTCATTTGACCTTCAATGTCACTCACCGGCATAATGATAGACCCGCTTGAATCTGTCGGATTTAATTTGGTAATTGGCACATCGAGTGAAACTGTTGAACCCGGTGTCGTAATAACTTGGGCCGTTCCCCCGAAGGCAATTTTTTTATTCATTTGGACAAGAACTGGTATGGCCGCAAACAAATTGGCAATACTTAGTTTCTTGTCCGTTGAATTTTGAATAAGGTAAAGAAGATCCGCACTGTTCACGGTTGTGGCCGGTGTCAGTGCGGAGACTTTTGAATCAGCCATTGTGAATACCTATTAATCTTCTGGGAACGGAATATCGTCTGCCGCATCACCCGTAATGCCATTCTTAGACATTGCGACTAATGTTTCATACTGAATACGTCCAGCGTGCTGACCAGTCATTACCGTACGCTTGACCCACCCCGTATGTGCCACGGCTCCAGATTCCCCAATAGGATCCCCTTGGTTGACACCAAGAGCGGCCACAGCAGTTGCTGCGGTTTCATCATTCTTGAGGAAATACTGTGCGTTATTTCCGGTTGTAGTAATATTAATTACGCCCAATGAATAGAATTTTTGGGCGTTATTACCTGTGCCCGTTAAATCGAGAGCACTTCCAGCAGGAGCGGACGCAACACTAAAATGATTTGCGTCTACATAAATGGCATAATAAGTAGTACCAGAAGTTAATTCAGGAATGGACGTACCGCCACCATTATTATACACAATCGCATCATCCGTTTGTAAACCGTGACTATTAGCGGTGATTTGATTATTGGTAGTGTTAACTGCACTCGTAGCAATAATCATTGTCTCTACAACATTCAAAATAGCATGAGCCTGTGTATCACATGGAATAAAGTTATTAGCATCGACCACACCGGCATAATACACCGTTCCAGACGTTAAACCACCTGCGGACGACCCACCACCATTATTATATTCAATCGCATCACCAGCAGTTAAACCATGACTGTTGTAATTAATACTGTCTTTATTGGCATTAACTTTGTTAGTCGCAAATGTCAAACGAGGCTTTTGAATGGTCACGGTGGGCTGCGTTTCGTATGATGAACCATTATTAGTCAAAGTAACTGCACTGATTTCACCATTCGCAACCGACGCCACTGTTGCTACAGCACCTGAACCGTCACCTGAAAAAGTGATCGCAGACGTGGTTTCAACATATCCTGTACCACCACCGGTTAACACAAGGGCTGATACATATCCTCCTTGCTGGTCGCCGTGAATTTCATATTTATCCACACCGAACACTCCGGTTGAAACTGTGTTAGGATCGGATGCTAATGATGTGGGCTTTTCACTTAACGTATAGGTGGCACCCGCCGTTACCGTAACAATCGCTCCATTTTCAGGATTTGCATTAATCACGGTTGCAGCAGTATCTGAAGCAATCGCTATAATGATAAATTCCTGACCATCATTAGTTTTCAAGAAATCGCCTGTAGCGGCTTCTGTAGTAAATGCAGTTCCCGAACCGGTCACAGCACCACCTGAAGTAATTGCAACAGTTCCTGATACTGATTTGTTATCGTATTTTCCCCAACCTGACATAGTTCTCTCCTAACTCTTAAGAATTAAGTTTGTGATCGACCGTGGCAAAAAACTCGTGCTGTTCTTTGTCCGTCATCTGTTGTAATGATTTCCCTGTGGCTCGTAATTCTGCCTCAAATACGTCCTTATATGAACGCATAGGCTGTTCCGATTCTGGCAAAATAAAACGATCTTTATCAGGCTTTGGAACTCCACCTTTCATAGTTGTGGATGAATGACGGCCTTTCAATAATCGATGAATCAGATTAGCTTCTTTTTTACCAACTTTGGCTTTTTTAATTGCCGTATCAACACTTTGCTTATTATACGATGGCATATCACCTTCTGACACAGGCTCAACCTGCTCCTTTGGTACACAGTTTGGAACACGCCGACCTTTCTTCATTTTCATTCCTATAGCGGTGTATCCTGTCCAACATGCATCAGATAAATTATTTTCTTTTTCTGTGATGTTCTGTTCGTCCGATTCACCAAATAAATTTAATTGCTTTTTCCGTTCAGAGTGCTTTCGCATAGACGAGAGTTTAGCCGCAATTGCCATTTGACGACGCTTCTCTAAACTCTTTCCTTTAAACTGTGGAGCATCGGATTGTTGAAAATCTTTGATCCATGTATGAATACTCGCTGTCGGTGACAATACTTCATCAAGCGGTGATGTTTCTTCTTTCATACCATGTTTTGTCATCTTATCCATCGCCTGAGCCATACCTTGATGACGCTTACGACGACGATTTAAATATTGTGAAATCGATTCCTTCGAACGCATTTTACTGGAATCGTAGGCGGCTCGATTACTATAATTTAATAACGTTTTTTGAGAAATTTCGCTAACCATATCAGTCGATTCCGGAATTCGTTTTGGACTTCGAGTCTTTAAATAACTCACCACTCTTTTATTTATGGCTTGAGAAAATCGCTTATTTTTTTCACGACCTTCTGGTGTATCGCGATTAATCATATTCATACGATACGCCAGTCGGTCGCTAAAATGAAATGGACGAATACCTTTTTGCCCACGAACGAATTTGTGTCCTCGGCTTTGATTGCGAAGGGGTTCACTGGCTTTTCCCAGATACACATCACCCACGTCAGGATGTCCGGGATTCCGGCCTACGTCTTTATATTTGTATCTGGGGTCCATTTACTTTCCACTCTTCTTGGCACGCAATTTAGCAAGAACGGCACCAGCGACACGCTGTCCTGCTGCTTTTGAGCCATATTTCTTTCCAGCAGACTTGGCAATCTTTGAGAAATATTTCCCCTTCTTGCCAATATCCTTACCGGCAGCGGCCTTCTTTGCTGAATATCCGGCTTCGTCAATCTGTTCGACTTCTTCCTTCATATTCTTTCGAACGACCTTACCATCCTTGACATGCATAGTTGATGCGGCGTGCTTGGCTGCTTCTTCCGCTTCAGCACGACCTTCTTTTCCACTGCCATGATAGGACACTGGGCCTTCACCAAGATGCTTGCCGTTATGATAGTGATGAACCTGATATTCATTCCAATCCGCATCATGGCGAACCTGTGTGGTATAGCCTTCTTCACCGCTATGACTTGAAATCTTCTTGGTGGCTTCTTCTAACGACACACTTTCTTCCATCTTCTTCTTTTTAAACGCCATACCAGATTCCACTTCCTTTCCACCCACATACTTTGAAACAGTATGTTCTGGATGGGGTTCTGTGGTCACACTTGGGCGTCCCGCGAAAGGATGATTGACATAATGTGGCTTACCAGTCTTTTCACTCTTAGCTGCGGCATCCTTGTGCGCCATCTTCAAGGCATAACTGGTCTTTAAGGTCTCACGAGAAATGTTTCCGCGCAACGGGAAAGACTTTGGTGAGGCTTCGTCTAATTCCGTTTCTTCCTTCACGGTCGCATTGGCAGCGGTATAAAAACGATTAGCATCGAAACGTGGATTCTGCTTCTTGAAAATATCAGCGTGGTGCTTCGCTAATTCGGCACGCTTATCAGCATCAGGGTGTGCCTTAATGACATCCGCAACTTGCTGGAAATGCTTACGAGTTACACCTTCTAAAATATCTTCAATAGATTCGTCCTCGACATTTTCAGCCAAGTCTAAATCTTCACTTCCGCACTTTGGGCATGTTTGCTTAGACGTTTTACGGCCACATTCTTGACACTGATAGGAACCGCCCTTTTTCGCTTCATCAAGTTCTTCGGTGTCTACATCTTCCTTGACACGATGATAAAGTTCCGCTGCGGCCATCTTATCGTCTTTGGTCGCGTAGCGATTCTTACGACGAATATACAACATGGCCTGTGTCTTACTCATTCCATGTACAATTCGAAACTCTTGGGGGGTCAATCTCTTGGCATCCCGAAGAAGAGTCTGAGCATTTTCTTCAGTTAATTCGATATTTGATTCCATAACTTCATTCTCCTCTGGAAGACGGGACGGTGATAGTTTTTTCTTAGGTGCCGGTGGCATATATCCCTGACGCTTGGATTCAGCTTCACCAGCTTTTTTGGCGGCATCAACTTTATTAGGATAATATTTACGAATGCGATCTAAAACCTTTCGAGCCTTTGAATAGGATTTGCGAGCCTGCGTATTATGCATGTGCATTCCTTCGCGATCCCCATATTCTTTAGCATCTTCCGCTGACTGTTCGTGCCAATCGGTATCCGAAATATGTTTGGCGTAAGCTCGAATATGTCCTTTAATACTTTCATTCATATCTTTATTATCCTCTGTAGCGTAAGTAAATGACTGTGAGTTTTTATTTTGTCGAATATATGCCATCGCTCGTGCATATACCGATGGATCATTAATAACAAAATTTAAAAACAATTCTAAAATGGTTTTTAAAGTTTCTCGTTCTATTTGAATCAGACTACCCGTTGTAGACAGTTTATTCAGCGCACTCCAAAAATATGGTAAACGCCGAAGCGGTAACGCGCCAATACGAACTAACTGTAACAACCGGTCTTGATTAATTTCCTGAATATCAATAACGTCTGATGTTGTTTGTTTCATATAGTATTTATTTGAGATAGGAATCTAACATCCACTGATGCTTTCGATGAGCATGAATTCGATCTTGAATAAAATTTGATAATCCAATTTCATTATTCATTTCAGCCAATCGATACACGGCCTGTAATGATTCCAATACAGACGTATTACTCGCTCGCAATTCTAGTACCATTAAACGCACATCCGTGCCACCAACTACCATATCAGAATCCGAAATGGTCGCATATTGCGTGAGCGAATATAAGCCAAAAGGCGCATATGCATTTAATGTTCGAATAAATTCTGCAATGTCATCAGCCGAACCAAAGACATCTTCATAAATTTTTTCAAAAAAACCATGCATTTCGGCAAAATTTGAACCTTCAACGTTCCAATGAAAGCCATGAGCCTTAAAATACATTTGGTAAATATTAGCTAATAATACCTTTAAAGATGTCACTAATTCAGCTTGTTCCATTGTTTATCCTTTGTGATTAAAGATATAACTATTTATGCTTTTTAAAACTTATGATATTAATTTGAGGGGTCAGATGGGCCACTTGGAGGGGCAAATTTCTCTAATCCGGTCATTCCCAAACCAGTTACCACCACATACATAATGGCATTGTAGATGTGTTCGGCAATATTAAACCCAAAAAACATATTTCCGACAAATCCAATAATCATCATTAATACACATAAAACGGTAACAATTCGTTTGGATGATAATGACCCATTTCTACCATCAGTAATGATAGATTTAATATGGGCAAAAAAGTTTTTCATTTCTTCCTCTTTTTGGAATTTTCTGCATTAATACTGTCTACGGATTGCTGGTTGTCGATGATCCATTGCTGGAGGGCTGACAATTGGTTGGTGTTTTGGATGCATCGGGCGTAGTTGGACACAATGACTCCAAGGGCTTGATTGTCTCTAATTCCTGAGGTGGTCTCATCAGCACTTCGGGTGGGGTCGGCATCACGAGCACTGGCACTTGAATCGTGGAGGTACACCCAACCAGAAGACATATCGTGCTGAGAAGGCACAACAGTTTCAGCTTGTTTAAGATAGACATATTCTTTCTCCTTCACCGTTTGAACTTTATCAATGTATTTAATAACGACGCGCTCTTTAATTTCAGAATTCTTTTTTTCTAATTCTGTAATTTTTTTCGAGGCTTCAGCTTGAAACTGGGCTATTTCAACTTTAGCTTTATTGTGGCCTTTTTGGTATCCATATCCATATAAGGATACCGCTAATAGAAGAGCAGCACCTATTTTATATGGAAAGGGAATGGCTGAAAATAATGTTAACATATTTTATGCCTTTGGTTGGGTGGGTGGTGAAACCACAGGATTTTGATATTCAATCCATTTCTCGGCGGAAGGTGAGGCTTGTAATTTCGCCATTAATACTTCCATGGCTTTTCGAGATTCATTGACTCGACCTTCAGCCCGACTAGTACCTACAATTAAGCACCCTTCAGTATCTAAGGAGGTATTTCCCGAATGAATCCGCACGCCAGTAAAACCGGGTACATTCAAGACTTCTGGCAAGAGTTTTTGAAAACGATTACTCATGGACAAAATTAATTTATATCGTCCGGGAGGAATCGCAGTTTTCCCCTGCACTTTTACTCCTTGAGGACGTATCACATCTTCAATGGTATGGCATTCAAATATCCCATCAATATATAGTTTGCCTAATGTATAATCGTTTTTACTAGGTTCGCGTACAACTTTGAGATTCATAGATTATCCCTCAGTTGTATTTATAATTAAATTACTCGTTCATAGGGAAAATTGAGTTTAGTCGTAATTTGTGGCATGGTTTTATAATTCGGACGAGGCGTTCGCAAAATCATATTTTTATTGTCATAAATAGGCATTTTCAGCGTATCATCAATAATGGTTTCTCGTCCTCCTCGATGATCTTTCAGAATAATATCAGGTAATTCCGTTCGAATAAATTGCTGTTCCAGTTCCCGCAAATATTCTCGATCACCCGTATGAAACGGTACATATGATTCATTATATCCACCATGAGACAAATAATCTTCACGATGAATGATAAATTGATTTAAAGCGAATATTTTTCTTGATGCGCGAATAATTCCCCGTGTGTCTCGTTTGAAATAGGCTTTCATAAAAAACACATAAAAATGCTCACGCCTCAATTCTGTTTCATGTTGCAATTGATATAACTGCGAAGGTTCAAGAGTACGGTCAATATCTAAAAACATTAACCATGCATTCGTAGCTTTATACGCGGCTAGGTTTCGACAGCCATGACTATTGAATCCAATATCCTGTGTCACTCGCCACAATTGAAAATCAATAGACGATGGCAATTCTGTTAAATACGGTCTAATAATCGGTTCCGCTGGAATAGATTGAGAACCATCATCAACGACAATAAGGGTTAATGGCCCCGTGTATTTCATCCAATATTTAAATAATTGGCGTTTTAATTCACGGGGTTCATTATAATATGTATAGACTAATCCGAGATCATTGACCATTGCCAGTTTGAATATCCTCGACTATCTTATTCACATCTTCATCCATTTTAGTCAAATCCTTAGCCGGAAAATCCACAATACCATTATTCACATAAAATTGAAAGGCTTCATTGTGTGTTAAATTGGTTTCTAAAAACAAATCATATCCTGATAAAATTTCATAAAATCCATCTTTCGGATTCATGATTTCAAATTTATGTTTATTTTGTTCAAGGATTTGCGAAATTTCAAAAATATTGGGGTCGTGATCAAAGAAATGCACAATATATTCTTGACCCCCCACAGGTTTCCACAATGGCATATCCTCTGAGCCAAAGTTACTCCACAACCGAGTATTGGCGACTAATTTAATACGAATAATACTTTTAGCTTGGTTGCTCATATATGAATCCTATGTGTCTTGGAGAAATCACGTTTAGTGAATACACTATCATCTTCGTCATCATGAGACGTATGAGTAATATTGGCATCACTAATATTTTGTTGCTCGGACGGTGCTAAATCAAAGAGTTTCATTTTTCCCCGATCAATACCAAGCATGAATCGCTTATTCACTGAAGGATCATTATAACGATTCTTTAACTGCTTAATCATAATTTGATTAAGCTGATCTAGTTCTTCTGTGGCAATTAATGCAAACATAAAATCGGCTGTTGCAGGCAATCCAAACGATTCAGATGTATCAGTAATTTCAACATCACTATTATCATAGCCTCCCCGAGTGGTTTGCGTAGCGGACACAATTGGCACATTCTGCTCAACTGCTAAACCACGCAATTCTTCAGCAATCGCTTTAATATATGTATACGAGTTAACATTGGAACTTGGTTTAAAACGGGAACTCGAACAAATATTTAAATAATCTACAAAGATAATTTGTGGAACAAAATTCCGCTTTAATGCTAATTCAGATAACAATGTTTTAAAATGTCCAGCATGAGCCGCCGCTGTCGGATACTCTTTGATCACTAACTTACCTTCGGTGCCCTTTCGAATACGATCAATTCGATAATCAAATCGAGTTTTAGGAAGAGTTCGCAATTCCCCGATATTAATATCCATGAGATTCGCATCAATACGTTCAGCAATTCGTTCTTCAGACATTTCAAGGGTAATATATAATACATTAAATCCCTTGGCCAAATGACTCGCGGCGACGTGGCACATGAACAAAGATTTGCCTACACCGGTACCCGCCAATGCAATATTCAAGGTTTTATTTGGTAAACCCCCATCAGTAATTTTATTGAAGTATTCCAAATCAAAAGGCACCTTCATTTCTTTTCGATGATAGTATTCAAATCGCTGTTCAGCATTGTCTAAGTAATCATGACCAACATGATGGTCAAACCCTACACCTAAGGCTTGCTGAAGAATCGTCGGAATAGCATCTTGTTGATAATTTTTATCTGTGCCGTCAATAATTTGAATGCTTTGCACAATCGCATTATATACCGCTTTATCTTTACAAAACTTTTCCGTTTCTTGCAACAACCACGAGATATCAGTTTCGCTTTCGGTCAGCGTTTCAATATCCGTAAAAACAGTTTTTGCATCATTTTCCGATACAGAACTATCATTTTGTACATCAATAAGAAGTGCCTGCTTCGAAGGAAGCGTATTATACTTCATAATATAGTGATGGAGTTTCTTAAATAGAATCCTCTCACTATTTTCTAAAAAATATTCTTCCTTTAAAAAAGGCAGAACTTTCCGTGCATATGTTTCATTGTAAAGAAGATGACTAAGAATGATCTTCTGTGTTGTCGTTGTCATCAATAGTTTCCCCGGACTTCATTTCTTCAAGAACTTCATCCCAAAAGTTTTCGATACACTCAGCACAGATAAATGTTTTATTTTCTTCACTATCATGAAAACAAATACCTTCTGAGGTCTCTTCATCAATCGCAATATTACATCTAGAACAAACAGGCATCATTCCTCCTCTCCAATTGTGGCAAAGGCGTCCTCAATTTCTTTATCGTTCACAGACGTTTCCATCAACGCATTGGAAGACATGCAATACGTATCTTCAATCCACTTTCGAAAAGAGGCTTGAGAAAGAATCTTAAACCAAAATTCCTTGTTATCTGTATCCTTCTGCCGATACTTAGGTTCTTCGCCTGCAATCTGATACCAACCATTCTGCGGCTTAATCACATGTCCCGATTCAAGTGCCATTTCCAACAACCCCGACCACTTGGAAATACCACCATCAAAGGTCACAGAAATTGGAATCTTGGACTTTTCTTTCACATATCGCGACTTCTCAACATTGATAATAAAATTATATCCTACGACATCGGTGCCTTCCTTTTCTTGCTGCCGACCCAGAATAAAAATATTATCCGCCGAATAGTATACGCCTGTACCACCAGAAACAATATCCTTCGGATATAAACCAATTTCCTTATACGTATGGTTTACGACAATCGCAGGAATATCCTTAATTGTCAAATGCGGTGTAATCATACGAAAGAGTGATTTCATTTGCTTGGCTCTGGTCATGTCTGCGACAGACTTACCCTCTAAGGCATCTTCGACTTCCTTCTTTGATGCCAAATTGCCTACAGAGTCCACAATGATAATAATATGGTCGCCACGCTCAATATTATTCATTTGCTGCATAATATCATGCTTGAGTTGTTCAATATCCGTAATCGGTGTATGAAGCACACGATTCGTATCAATATTGAAAGCATCAAAATATGACTGAGGACTTCCGAATTCAGAATCGTAAAATAAAACGACCGCATCATCATACTTATCCACATATGTCTTGGCTAACAGAAGTGCAAAAGCGGTCTTAAAATGTTTGGATGGTCCTGCAAACACAGTTAATCCGGGAGTCAACCCACCATCGACTCGGCCAGAAAGAGCCACATTCAATGCGGGAACATTAGTCATAATCATGTCCTTCTTATTGAAGAACTTACTTTGACTTAAAACAGATGCGTCTTTAATGGTGGAATTTTTTTGTAACTTATCAAGTAGTTTCATACGTCTCCTTAAAATAAACTATCAAGAGATGACTGCGGCTCGGTCGTCCAATTGAGACCTTCAATAATACTCTGTAGTGGTTCAATAAATGTTTTTTGAAACATCATATCATAGTCTACGAATCGATGCAATTCAAATTCTTTCGGCAACTTAGACATAAAAGCCATACAGTTTTGTCGAAGTGGATTTCGTTCATTCAAATACAAAAATTTAATTTTGTTACCTTCCTCAATCTTTTCATACTTTTGTGTTATCTGTTTTTCGACAATCATCTTGTTATATAGCAAAGATGCTCGAACATGCATCGGCGTGCCTTTTGTATAAATCTCGGTGGCATGAGCATACTTTTCTAACCCATTGACACTTCGAGGAAACGCAATATCTTCTGGCGACAGGGTAAAGAATTTGGTTCGCATCTCTTGAATAAACGAATGTAAGGTCGATTCTTTTCCATCAAGACAAATCTTTACCGCATCCTTCAGGGCATCGCGAATAGCCGAAGGCGTGGAAGACCGAACGATTTCTAAGCCCATCACTTTTAATTTTGGAGTGGCGTATCGAACCCCTTCATTATCATAGACATTCAACGCATACCGCTTCTTAGAAACCCACAAACCTTTGTCCGCAATCGCTTCTCGCTTGAACGTAATTTTCTGTTGAAAGGCATTAGTATATTGAGCAATATCTTGACAGACCTCATCAAGTACCTCTTGGATTTTGGTCTTACAAATCGTGTCAATAATATCAATAATTTTATCTTTGGGAAGTTCTGCGTAATACTTTTTCACTAGTGGATCAAGTGTCACGTAACATGAATCGGTGTCAGAGTAAAAACTAAAATCAAAATCTGTCGTGCCACATACAGTATTTAAATATGCATTTAATGCATTCCCCACATGTCGAATAATATACTGCCCGGTCATCGTAATACCTTCGGCTACACGGTCATCATAATATCGAAAATATTCTGACCCATACGCACCGAATAACGAATTAAGCTGAATCTTACGAGCCATCTGGAAATTATTAAACCGAGAGATATCTTTCAGTACAGCAGGATTCTTTGTGCTTTCATATTCCTTTTGAGCCAGAATCATTTGCTTTTTATAATCTTGACGCTCTTGAAACATGCGTTCAACAATTTCTGGAAAGAATCCTAGCTTGTTGGTTCGATAGCAATATCCATTTGCCGTCATACAATATTCCTCATCTCGCAAGGAATCAAGTGTATATTCTTTCTTTAGCAAACCTTCAACATTAGTATTCCTTCGCTTTGTCATGTCATATTCAAACATTTCCGGAGACATGTTATATTGCATAATGATTGACGGATACAGCGATGTGGCATCAAATGAGACAACCCATTCATAGTGACCGGAACGAGGTTCTTTGACATATGCACCTTCAAAAATACGTGCCACTCGCTTCGTCGTTTTGTTGGGAATAATCACGTTCTTTTTCAAGAGATGATTATAGACGATACAATCCCATGTCCGGACTTGCGAAAAGATATCAGAATAATTACATTTCGCATCATACGCCATCGTCAACAGCAATTCGATCAATTTTAATTTGTCTTCAAGCTGGTCTACAAGCTCTACGTCAATAATGTTATATTCGGTGAACAACTGCCAATCTTTTGTATACAGTTCTTTCAGCGTATCATAACCATGTTCTAATTTCTTTCGCTTCAATTCCACAGAAGCAATATGATCAAGTTTATAACTTTCTTGGTTGGCATACGTAAACTTTTTATACAAATCAAGATAGTCAATAATTTCTACACCAAACAAATCATAGACCGTGACATACTTATTATTGATAGTCTTATTGATAGATTTGACGGCTCCCCATGGACTAAACTTTTTAGTTGCGTCTTCGCCCATAAGATAACGCATACGCGAAATCAAATACGGAATGTCAAACATATTCACATTCCATCCTGTCACAATATCCGGATACTCTTGCGTATAGAATTGCATAAAAGATTCCAGCAATTCCTGTTCAGATGAACATTGAGTATATTTCACCAGATGGGCACTTTTTGACGTAGACATTTTGGTCGCGTCAAACGGACGACACCCCCACGAATAAATTTTCTTCGTTGAAAGATTTCGTAGAGTAATAAGAAGAATTTCTTCAGTGGGATTATCAATTTGCGGAAAGCCCTGCTCTGAGGACGTTTCAATATCTAGCGTATAAACGAGAATAGATGAGATATCCCATTCAATATCGTGTGGATAGTATTTACTGAGGAATTGGTATCCATAATTAGTTTGACCGTGAATAGAAAAATTATCCACATCAGAATACGTTTCCACAAACTGCTTACACGTATTAATATCTTCAAATTCAATACACTGAAGAGATTCACCATGAAGGGATGACCATTCGGTTGGCTCGGCACTATTCACAAAGAGTGACGGTTTAAACCCGACACGCCGAGTAAAACGTTTGCCATTAAAAACGCCACGCAACAAAATATTGTTTCCACGCTGTTTTGCAAACGTATAGAAATTCATAATATATTCAACCTAAATAAAAAACGTGTGTTAGACTTCAAACTACTAGTCTAACACACGTGGGTCTTACTTGACAAGCGTTGGTGTAAATCCGGTGGGTGCAACAGAGGATGACGGCATAACAATTCCACTTCCATACCGTGAATTATATTCATTCTTCAAATCTGTTTCAGGAAAATATAGAGACATAACACATGCACTCTTCACAGTAACCTTGCTATCTTCGGCCCATGGAAGAAATGGACCCAAGGCAATTCCATATGTATTGTTTCCCTGTGGAACCATCATAATCAAACATGGCTTATTCAGTAAAACCATATTATCTTCTTCGTGAACATCTGCAATAATATCTTCACCCGTCATCAACTTCACACACTTAATATTCATTTTGTTTCCTCACAATAAATTAATTTTGCCTGTACTTGGTCCCATTTTTTCTATGTCTACACCGGCTACTTCTCCCATACCGACTAATAAATTCGCTACAGGAGTATCTTTCTGCACCATCAAATGACGATTACCTTTCAGTCGTCCATTCGCCCCACCAACCAACAGTGCTGGAGGATTGCTTCGATCATGCACGTTGCCATTACTCATACCTGCGCCAAAGTATATCATAGAATGGTCTAACATGGAACCAGAACCTTCTTTGGTTTCTGATAACCGTCGAACCAATTCGGCCAACTTCGCAACATGATAGGTATTAATTTTATTGTATTTGGCTAACGTCTCAGGATTATTCGCATGGTGTGAAATACTGTGATGAGCATCAGGTACACCGATATGAGCATAACTCCGACTACTCGCTTCATGACCAACCATAAAGGTCGCCACACGACTAATATCAGCACGATAGGCCAGATACATTAAATCATACGTAATTGTCATCTGTTCATCAAAGAGTTCGGGATTGACCGGAGCAGTGACATTTGGTAAATCGTTGGCTCGATTACTCATACGTTGCAACTTGGCTTCCACGTCTCGAATGTTGGTTAACCATTCATCCATAATAGTGCGATCTGAGACGGGCAGTGTGCGTGAAAGACGATTGGATTCAGAAATAATTGAATCTAAAATACTTCTCTTCAACCGATTATTTCGTACCCGTTGTTCCGTCGTCCCTGCTTCACCAAACATTCGTTCAAACGTAATAGATGGAACTACGGAAATCGGAAGCGGAGTGGTCTCATCACGCCATGCCAACGAATTAAAGAACGCACAGGGATACCCGTCACACGCACCAGCCGAGGTACCCATATCTTCCGTTCCCAATTCAATAGAACGTAATGGAGTATCATCGGCCACCTTGTCGGCAATAAACTGATCAAGCGATTTCTTGGAAACCAACGCCGTAAAATCCCCACTCTTTCCTGCTGGACCAACGGCATTGAGCCACGCTGCACTGGCTCCAAGATGAATAGACCCGGACGGCGCACGCAATCCACTTACCGTGACTATCGAGTCACGAAAATCTTCTAGCGGACGCATGATGGGTTTAAATTCAAATGCCGCATCAGTAGTATCAGGATGCCAATACTCAGGGAAGATACCATTCGGAACATAAACGGCTCCGAAACGTAAGGGGTGACTACTCTCTTGGGCAAACGCAGGGGTCATACTATCAAGGAATGGAAGTGTCACAGCTACCGAACCCAAACCCCGTAATACGGTACGACGAGAAAGATGCTTTTTAGTAACAATCATAATCGAACCCTAAAAAAAGGGCCACAGTATTTTTCTGTGGCCCGTATTCAGTCTTTACTCTACTAAGAGAGTCTTGTCACCAGAACTTACTTTTCGCGGAGTTGTTGTATCCGCGATGGGATAAGTCTTGGGCTTTTTAGATTCGGGAATAATATTCTTCAAGAGAATACGCAAAATGCCATTCCCAAACTCTACACTTTGCACTTCTACTGTGTCAAGAAGGGTAAACTGTCGCGTAAAAGAACGTGCAGAAATTCCTTTATGCATAAATTTACTTGATTCACGTTCTTCCTGTTGTGTCCCATTAATAAACAAGACACCCTCTTTTCGAACAACATCAAGGTTTTTAATATCCCACCCGGCAAGTGCGACTTCGATAATATAGGTTTCGTCGTCGTCTTGAATAATATTATACGGAGGATAGTTTGTAGCATTCATTTTTGTGCCAGCAAATCGTTCGAATAAACGATGATGACCAATAAAAAATGGATCAAACTTATGGGGATCAGTTAAAAAACTTGTGTCGAATACTAAGGAAGGGAACTGTTCAGTAGTTGTTGTTGTAGTCATGATTGTCTCCTTTTTTAAGCGAGTAAATAATTATATGCTACCCATTAGGCATAGCACAAAATTATTTATATCATGAAACTACTCACAAGTCAAGTTATTTCTTTCGACCGATATTATATTTGGGAACAAGATTCCATTCAGATTTTTCTTTAAAGGCAATAATTTTAATCTGATTTAATGGCGCACAATCTTCATAGGATTGAGGATTCAGAATGGTCACTAAACCCCAATCTTCCAACAACTTAGCGATAGCATTTCGACGTTGAATATCGTTTAAATCGATATCGGCTTTCTTGCCATCTAAAGAAAAGAGTTCTTTAAAATGAACAATAAAATATCGTCCCTGCTTATGCAAAATATGGCATGACTGGAATAAAGTTTTGTCTTTTCGTGATGCAACACCAATTCGAGATAGAGTTTCTCGAATCTTTAAGAAATCATCAGGACTATTTAATGTTATCTCAAGTGCTACATAACCGGGGTAATTAATACGGAAAAAATCCACACTCATGGTTGCCCACCTTTATTCAATTTCTTTTTAATATAGTTCAATTGTTTGTCTGTTAGAATCGTTAAAGCATGGTGTGCTTTTTCATTATTATACCCATAATATTCTTTAACCAATTCCAAATCTTTATTGTTGGCCTTTTTAAACCATTTATTATATCTTTTATGTGGCCTGACTATATTTATAAGAAATGCATTTTGTAAGGGTTTATCAAGAAAGGGAAAGCCATTCATACAATTCGCAATCATAATGGTATCCTTTCCCATGCTCAACCCCTTATTTATTAAATAGGGTGTATAGTCCTTTTCCGAGTGAGAATCGACAATCAGATTCTTCTTGTGAACATAAATATCATTTAAAAAATCAAATAAATCGATTCTGCGACGTTTAGTGACAAACTCCTCTTGGGTGGGTTTTTGGTGTGGGTCTCCGAGTTCTTCTAAAAACCCGTTCATTCGAAATCCACCATAGACATAATGTCTGTTAAACACGCGACCATATTAATTTCTTGGTCGGCTACAAAGGCAGACTTATACTGATAATCTGCCAAAGTCAAGACCAATTTTGGAATATCATTCTTCTTAGCACAATGGGCGTTATCAAAAATACGCCTAAACAAGGTAGAATAATCTACGTCCTGATTTTCAGCGACCCACTGGCGCATCTCCGTCCAATTCTTTCGCTTCAAAATATCCATGAGGGTTTGAATAAAGTAATCTTCGTTTGAACCGAGAATACCAGAATCAATATGACCATTCACGGAATATCGCTGCACCTCATTCAGAATGCGGCGATAATCAGGGAAAAACCTCTTGATAATTTCAACCAATACCTTTTCATCAAAGGTAACGTTTTCCTGAGAGAGAATCACCTTTAATCTCTTCAGAAATTTACCCGCCATGACAGGTTTATCCGCTTTGGTCAAATTAAAATCAATTACCGTTGAACGACTATGGAGCGGTTCAATGATACGATTCTTATAGTTACAGGTAAAAATGAATCGACAATTTTGATTAAATTCTTCGATGAACGCTCGAAGGGCGGGCTGAATAGAATTCGGATTCAAATAATCGGCTTCATCAATAATTACCACACGAGGCTTGCCCTCATACGAAAACGATGATGCAAACGATTTAATCTTAGTCCGAAGAACATCAATACCATTTTCTTCAGAACCGTTAATAATAATATAATCGCAATTCAATTGTTCACAAATTGCTCTGGCAATCGTGGTCTTGCCCACACCAGATTTACCAGAAAGCAACATGGTAGGAATTTGGCCCTTTTCAATGAATTGCTGAAACATGACCTTTTGCTTTTCCGGAATGATACAATCTTCAACTGTCTTTGGTCTATACTTTTCCACCCACAGAAATAACTCTTTCTCGCTCATTCTTCACCTCATCCATAATATTATATTGCGGTTCCCATCCGAGAGAACGCATGTGATTGATGTTAGCACATGTTGACCAACGTTCACCAGAGACTTCTTTTATCGGAAGACCATGATCAGGTTCAAATCCTGCGGCAACATCACACACTGAAACAGGTTTGCCGGTACCGATATCAATCACCCCCGTCTCTTCATATTTTTCTAACAGAATATCAATCGCGGTCACGACATCATTAATATGAGTAAAATCTCGTAAATGATTTGTCAGATATGTAACCTTTTGAGTAATCAATCGATCATAAAACATATCAGGTCGAGAATCTGGTCCATAGACCGTATGAAACCGCATTCCTAATGTTGTTTTAGGAGCAATGGTTTCCATAACTTTTTTAGTGGTCGCATATGGATTTAACCACCATTCATAGACCGATGAACTTGAGGCATAGATACACCGAACATTCACCTTACTACACCATGTAAAAATAGATTTACTGGCTTGCACGTTAACGTTCCAGTAGGCTTCTGGTTGTTGAAATGATGTTCGTACTCCGGTTAGAGCCGCTAGATGTAGCACCACATCAGGATAAAATGTTTTTGGCAACCAATGACAAATATCACCGTCATATCGAATAAATGTATACTTTGATGAAAGTTGGTTAACAACGTTTCGACCAATGAAACCTTGCCACCCCGTGATTAATACTTTCATAGTTATCTCTTAACAATCTTTGACGACATATCCATTGCAATCCAATAATTTAACTTCATACGTTCGTTATACAAATGAATCGCATTCTTATGTCCTAATTCACACAAATAGGAACCCGGAATCATTTTATAATTTTCCATCTTCATTCGACAATCAAAAGAGACCGGTGTATCGGTCTTCTCAATGGTTGAACGATAGGTATTGGCCGTATCATTCTTTGGGTCTGTAATGAACATATACACTACGCCATCTTCATTCTTAAAACACAGAGTCGGGTTATCAATATACGAAGCAATCCTTGATACGGTAGACATGTTTTCGTGGGTAAATTCAAATGACCAAAAAGGCTCAATATCTAAAATCTTATCAGGCGGAACTGTAATCACAGAAGTATCAGCATAATTATAGGTAATCTGAAATTTCCCATTCTTCATGACAACATGAGATTCCTGAAAATCTAAATCATAGTCATCGCCCATAATACTTAGGACACCCAGAAAATTACTTAAATCGTAGATAGCGAAATCACGAGGAAAGGTTTCATCAATTTCTGCACGAGCATAGACCACTCGACTATCGGTCATCGTTGTCAAAACATTTCCAGCACGCACATATAAGTTTTGATTAATGGTGCTGAAATTCTTAATAATTGAAAGGGTATTACCACTCAGTTTCATATTTAATCTCCATAAAATAAAAGACCATCATACAAGATGGTCGTATCACTGTCAAGGTTATTGCTTCACATAACTTCCATCTGAATTGACCAGATAGGCTTCAAAACAAATAGACGGATGTTGATGGGCCAGTTCTTTAAACATTTTAATAATAACTGGCGAATCATCGAACAGACGAACTTTAGTATATTGTTCTTGCTTAAGATATTTCGAAATAATAAATCGTTTATTCTTCGCTGCACCACCAAATTTCAAATTACCCGCACGTTCGACATAGACACTATCAATATCGAATTCATACTTTCGGAATGTATTCAAGAACATATCTTTATCATCAAAATCACTCCGAGCCGTCAAGATAATCATTTTATTATCAGGATATTGCTTCACATACTTCAAAATATTCTTCGCTTTTTGAAGCGTCCTGCGAATCGGGCGCGATGTTTCATAAAAATGGCGAGCACTGGTAAATTCAGAGAAATCAAATTCTTCACCAATTTTCAATCGATAATTATTGAATTCTTTGTTTGTCAATCGTTTAAGAATTTGATTATTACTTTTCACCACAATTTTTGCGGTTGTGTGGAACAAGGTTTCGTCCATGTCCCAAATCGTAAGTGTCGTATGCATTCTACGACTTGACGAATTTCGCTTTCTTGGCATTTTTCTTCTTCTCACCCTTTAATTGACTAATGACATCTTTACGAATCTTTTGATATTTCTTCGACAAACGATTCGTGACTTCTTCTGCCGTCATCCAAATGTCTTTATTGTCAATGATACCATTAATTTCATCATCTGTCAAAAAGTCTTTATATGTTTCTTTAAATAAATGCTCTGACCATTTTCTACCATGGATCACTTGTTCGAACATTTCCCCACCCTTGCCATATGTTCCACCAGAATAATTATGAAACATAAACATGGAGTGGTCACAAATATGCATTTCTGTACCCGCTAAAAATAGGAGGGTCGCTGCGCTAAAACACATTCCTTCTACTGAAGTAATAATACTTGCTTTCGTTTCACTCATGACTTTCAAAAATTGAATCGCGGTAAACATATCTCCTCCATAACTATTAATATGGAGAAAAATATGATCTTGCTCTGACGCTGAAGAAATGATTTGAAACCACTCAATATAATTATCCGGAGATTTGATATCGCCTGACAAATAGAAATGATAGGTTTTACTATTAAAATTTTGAAAATACTGGGAAGAAGAAGAACTTTCACAGGTGACATCTTCAGCTTTAATCGTTTTGTGTTCGGTCATAAAACCTCGTAACGGCTAAAATTTTTTCAATTTGCTTATCTATAACAGCCAAGCGATTTGGCCAATGAATGTATTCCTTTTCAGGATTTTTCTTTAAATTATATAATAATGGCAAAATAAGGTCTTCAGCCTGCTTCAATTTTTCAGCCACATCCTGTTCTATCAAATTGCGATGCTCTTGCAATAATGTGCTATTATCTAATGATAATAGTCGATTTTCAATTTCGTATAACTTTTGTAGGACTTCATCCGATGTCTGTGGAGCCGAGACTTGAGGGGTCTCTGTGGCTGTTAATGGCTCATCAACAGCAGTAAATCCAAAATCAAAATTACTTAGATCCACGTTGTCGTGCCTCCCGATATTTAGTTTTGGCGAATCGCAGAAGATGCTGGCGTAAATTTGGTTCGTCAATACTTTTCTTGATATATTTCATGAAATCTTTAAAAGCGATTTCTAATTTTAATGGTCCTGCATAATCAGTAAAACGCTTACCAATCATCAAATCAAATTCATGAAGAATGGTTCGAGCCTCGATACCTCCAAACATTTCAATCACAAATTCTCCCTGTTCATTTTGATAGGACACTGTAATCTCCTTTGACCGTGATAAAGGTACCCAGAATCCCGGCAGACTAATACAGCCTTCACTCATAACCACTTCATCTTTAGATTTATGCGAAATACGAGGATTAAAAAAACACTTCTTTTGACCATTAAAGGACAACACAAACACACGATAGGGTAAACCGACTTGCGGGGCCGATAATCCTAACCCACCCCATTTTTCAAGATGAGCAAAAAGATTCTCTACCAATTCTTTCGGATCAATATCAGGCGTCTCGAAATTGAATTGTAATGGCAGCGTTCGAAGTGATGGATGAAGAAATTCGACTAATTGTAATTCCATAATTAAATCCTATTAAGTTATTTATACCATAACACTATAATTATTCTTTTTTTCAAATTTAATTTGTGTATCAAATTTATCAAACAATTGATCGCCTTTATGACTAATAACAAAGACGTGTGTATCGGTATCAATGGTATTTAATAAATGCATGACAAATTCTGTGCCAGTTGTATCTAATGAACTATCGAATACTTCATCAAGAATCAAAAGATTGGTATTCGTACTATTCTTAATCTTAGCAATCGCTCGCCATGTGAAAAGTAAGGCCAAATCGATTCGCTGTTTTTCCCCTTCACTAAAACTCGCATAACTAAATTCATCACGATACCGAGATTTAATCGATTCGTTGAATTCTTCATCAAGAGTAAACTGCACAAAGAAATCCATTGCAGTCAAATACTTATTAATATACTTATTAATGGCATCCAAATATTGACGAATGATAATTGTTTTAATACCATTATCTTTTAATAATCTGGAAGCCGCATCCATATAGTATTTGTCTTGTGTCAGACGATCTTTTTCTTTTTCTTCCTCGACACCATCATTGACTAAAAGTTCTAATTTCGATTTTTCCTTTTCAATATCCGACGAATCCATGAGGATATTTTCTAATTCAGTCTTCAGCGTTCCAGCAAATCGAGAATCTACAAGTATCACGTTCATTCGTTCACGAATTCGTTGTTCAACTTCTGATAGTTTCGATTCTATGGCTTGTTGGTCTTGTCTTTTACGAGACAATTCAACAAGTTTATCGTTAATTTTCTGTAACGACGATTCCAGCTTGGTCTTATCTTGAAGTTTTTCATTCAGCATCTCTGCAATAAAATTTTTATCCAAATGCTGCTGACAGGTTGGGCATAATTCCGTATTCTGATAAAAGCGAATTTCTTTCTCTAATTTAACCGTATCAGCGTGATAATTCCGCCGATATTCTTCGACCGACATAATATTCTGTGACAGATTCCCAAATACCGATAACTCATTCTGTAATTGGTCTTTTTGGGGAATCAATAATTCATCAAGCACTTTTTTATTGGCTTCAATCTTTTCGATTGTTTGCTGAATCTGTTGTTCTAATTCTTCTGTTCGCTTTTCTTTATTGTTTTTTAGCGTCACCAAATAGTTCATCTGTATTTCAGACTTTTGGCGAATCAACTGAAGCCGAGATTCACTTTGGGTAATGCTCTCCTTCAGCGTAGTGAGATTCTCTTTCAACACCGTATTCATCGTCGTGAAGATTTGAATATCTAAAATATCTTCAATAATTTCACGTCGAGTGACAGCAGGTAATTGCATGAAAGGCGTGAATGAGGCTGACCCCAAAATAACAATTTGAATAAACGATTTATAATTCAACTTTAAAATGGTTTGTTCAAGATATTTTTGATAATCCTTACTGGCCGCATCTTGATCGATTAATTCTCCTTGCTGGTAAATTTCAAAGATATTCGGATTCGTTCCACGAATAATCTTATATTGTTTCGTCCCAATATTAAATTCAATTTCCACCACCATATCTTTTTTATTAATCGCATTGATAAGTTGTGGTTTATTAATTTTTCGATAGGGTTTACCGAACAGACCAAAACAAATAGCATCGAGGAGAGTGCTTTTTCCACTCCCATTTTCTCCGACAATTAATGTCGTTTGTTTTTTATTTAAGACGACTTCGGTGAACGCATTACCGGTCGAAAGAAAATTCTTCCAACGAATAGTTTGAAAAGTAATCATGGAGTATAATTCTGTGCCTCAACATAAAGAGATTGAAACAACTTTTTCAAACGAACTTTATCTAAATTCGTTTCAATCGAATCAATATACGTTGTCAATATCGACATCGTATCTTCCACGTTGATATCTTCTTCAATCGTGCCCTCATCGAGTTGTTTCATATCTTCAATCACACGAATTTCAATAGGATTTTGTAAATACATTCGTTCTAGCCATCGTTCAAAGGCTTGATGGTCTGTTTTTTTCACAACAATAATTTTAATACAGGTGCTCTTAGCATCATCCAAATACACATCATAATTCACGTCTGATGTATCATCATAAAAAATCTTATGAAACATCTTTCGTGTATTCGGAATAAATGTCAATTCATTCGAATAAGTATCGTAAATATGGAATCCTCGAAGATCGTCATAATCTGACCATGTAATCTCATAAGGATTTCCTAGATACACAATATTATCTTTCGTATTTCGATGATGGAAATGTCCGGAACACACGAGATCAAACTTTTTGAATGGAGTAATATCATCTCCATGATCATTAATTTGTCCTTTGAACATTTGAAATCCTTCCAATTCAAGGTGCCCAAAACACACATGTGCATCGGTCGTATCAAGCAATTTCATAGATTCTTCATGATTGGCCTGACAAATCCATGGAAGGAGAAGAATCTTACGTTTCCCAAGAACAATATGTGTCGGTGAGGAATGAATTTGAATATTTGGATATTCTTGAAGAAGGAGTTCAACGGAATTGACATCATTGGTATTCTTATAAAAGGTATCATGGTTTCCAATAAGAATAATGACATCAATTCCTTCGTTCAAGGCTGTTTGAAAAAAATATTCTTTACAACGTTTCAGGGTAACGAAATTCACAAACTTTCTGCGATCAAATACATCTCCTAAATGAACAATCGTTTTAATCCCCTGTTCTTTTAACGACGGGAAAAAAATATCTCGATAGAACGAGGAAAAGAATTCATCAAACTGAATAGAGTCAGAGCGAGCACCAAAATGCGTGTCGGTAACAAGAGCCACTTTCATGTTGGTTATTCCACATGACGAACGACAATGGTTTCGCCACACATCATATAATACTGACCGTCTCCTAAATCACTCTTTTCAAGAAAAATACAATCAGGATTTTGAATCGTCACCTTCTTAATATTTTCTCGGGATTGGACCAAATCTTTCCATCCAATATGAACGGTGACAATAATCATTATCATAGTTAAGATAGGCCAAAACCAGTTTGTCATAAATCGTGAAATTTCTGTCATAATATTTGAAAGCATAGTTTCTCCTTTACCAGAAAGTATTACACAACACCATTTGGAATGTCAAGGTTATTTTTGACAGCTTTCTTTTTATTCAGATATTTTGGTCGGCGTTTATAATTTGACTTTTCAATAAATTCAATATCTTCTGCCTGTTCCACTTGCTTCTTCAAATAATTAATAAATTCATTGACATATTCGGTTTCATCTTGTTCTTGTTTAATAATCTCATGAATATTCAAATTTTTGATATATCGATTTTTAGTATCTTGATGTTTCTTTTCTCGAATAATCCGACGAACAAACGCATAATAACTAATTTGAGTAAAATAGGCAAAGGGATTGCTTGATTTGGTGGGATCGAAATTATCAATATACGTAATACAATTTTCAATGGCATCTAAAATCATTTCATCACGATAGGTATAATTGATAAAATTTGATTTATAGGCTAAATGATTTGCAATCTTCACAAAACATTCGCCAATATAATTTGGAACTAACGGCTTTTCTTCATTTTTGGTCAACGCCGTCTGCACGTCTGCATGATAGACTTTTAAGGCTTGATAAAATTCTGCATTATCAACATAATGCTGTGTATTTTTTAAATCACTTTTTTTCATAGTTTCGCTCACTTTTCGCTTGACAAGGGTGTTTTAATGGATTATGATTTGGATGTCGGTTTTGAATTCATATCCATTTGATTTATTTCTTGTCGTAAACATTCACATTCTCTTTCAATTCTTGTATGCAATTCTTCTTCGATGTCATCCATTCGTCGTTCAACGGAGCGAACGTATGAAGCGACTTTAAATCCCACGTAGGCACTTGCAGCCATCAGTATTAAGTATATCATAAAAAATTCTCCTAGAAATAATTCCATATTAATTAATATCCTTTTTTTTCAACTTCGGCTGTTCCTCGTCCGAATCAAAATAATCATCATCCAATTCAGAAATTTGCTGGCTGTGTTCGACCGCATCTTGCATCTGTTCTTTAAAATCTTTTTGTTCTTGAATATATAATACGTAATTACGAATGACTCGCAAGGAAGCCAAGCCAATCGTTAATACGTTTTCCATTTTAATAATAAACGAATCATCGTCACACAGCGGCATCCATGGTTTGAGAATAAACGATTCGCTGATTGTTTCGGTAAGTTTGGTTGTTTTGGAAAGAAGTTGGACCGGATTATAGACCGTGACGAAATCTTTTTCGAGAACGGATTCAAAGGCTTCATCAACCATACACACAATTACATCACCATTGACCAATCGCATCACTTTACACAAACCTAATTTCATATAATCACCTTGTTATTAATGTTGTTACTGTATTAAATTCAAACCCTTCGTCTTGATAAATTTTAATTCGTTCATATAAATGACGAAGAGTATAATTTTTATGACGCTTCCATGATAAATTATCACCAATATCAAAAAGCCGACATTCTAATTTTGCATTCCCTTTTCGTAATCCTCGTCCAATGGATTGAAGATTTCGAATACGCGATTTTGATGGTGAAGCAAAAATAATATTATGTAAGTTACGAATATTTATACCGGTAGAAAACGTGCCATATGATGCTACAATAATGGCATCATGTTCTTGTTCGGTTAATTCGCGCACTCGTTCTCGCTGGTCAGTATCCGTTCCACCAAAGACATAAAACACATGACGAGTGGAACTGGCTTCTGCACGAATCATCTCATGTAAAATGTGACCATGCTTTTCGACAAATTGAAATAGAATAAGCGTATTACCTGTTTGACGTAATGCTAATTGTGTAATAAGTTTATTTCGTCCTTCATGTCGCACCAAAAAGTCAATTTCTTCTTGATATGTGTTTTCAACCATACTTTCACATATTTGTGGTGGATATTGAAGAACAATACAGGTAATTTTTAATTTGGCTAAATCATCTGAGTCCATCAGTTGACGAGTCGTGGTGACTTGCTGAACCGTGCCAAATAATCCTTCTAATACAAGTTTATGCGTTTTGGTGCCATCTAACGTGCCGGTCATTCCAATACGATATTGAATATGAGGACATTTATTTAAAATAGTGATTAATGACCGTGATTTAAATAAATGAGCCTCATCACCGTAAATCACATCAAACTGTTCAAAAAACGATTTAGGCATTTTGTAAATCGATTGCCATGTGCTAATCACTACAGGTTGAAGAGTGGTCTTATCGTGACCGGCATAGATTCGTGTACAATGATCAGCAACATTCCAATTATTCTTCGATGAATAATCAGCAAAATCAGTATACAATTGTTCGACTAATGATGTCGTCGGAACAATAATTAATTGTTTACGCTGCTTTCGTTCGTGAAAACGAACGAGACCATACATGATTAATGATTTACCGGATGCCGTGGGTGACAGCAGTAGTGTGCGACCCCGACGTAATGTTTGATGAATGGCGTGAATTTGATAGTCTTTAAATGCAATAGGAGTATTATTGACATGTGGCTGCAAGAGTGTCGTAAACTCCTGAATTTTTTCAAGACTAATGTCATATCCAATTGATGCAATATCAACGTGAATAGTATAATTATGATTCTTGGCAAATTCACGAACATAAGGAAGAAGCCCAACATAAATTTCTTTTGTCCATGCATTAAATAATCGGGCTTTTCCATCCCATCTGCGTGCGCGGAACGCGGGCATATATTTTGCGCCCGGAACATCGAACGTAAAAAAGTCAGTGAGTTCTTGGGCGATACCAGATTCACACTCAATATTTAAATATATTTCGTTGGTCTTGGTAACGCAAATATCCATCAATTGCTGCCATGAGTAAATTTATAATAATCGACAGCCGTTTTAATATCCCATGTTCGACTATTAATTGATTTAATAATTTGTTCGAGTTGATACAACATTGTTTTCATATATTCAACACGATCCATCGCCGTGATGATATCCGCGTCTGAGATTAAGACTTCTTCCATTTCATTGCGAAGAGGTTTGGGTCCAAGATATTGTGGCCAATTTAATTGAGCCAATTCTTCTTTAGACATCTCACCACGGTAATACCGAAGTTTTTGTCCTCTCAGACGATAGTATTGTGATTCATATTTTCGTAATTGAAGGCGAGTATTTGAAAGATATCGAAGGTATTTTGAATGTAATACAGGCACGCGAACGGCTTCTTTGCCCAAATTTGATTCATTAATTTCTGAATCTTTTTCCCATACATCTTGTAGTTCTTCAATTTTCATACACAAGCTCCATAATGAAATATATTATAGTACAATACAACCTATAGTGTCAAGTTATAATTGTGTATCAAACGTATAGTATAAGAATTTAAATGTGACCGTTCCAATTAAGTAGTCGGTAGAATTGCTTGATGAGGTGAAATTTAATGATTGTAATGAATACGGGAAAATGTCATAAAAATTTACACCCATCACAGGAACATTATCAGAATTTAAAATTAATAATTTTGCGTCTGAATAATCACTTTGATCGGTTTTCACTGAGGCTTCACCATATTTATTTTTACGATGTGTTTGCCATGCTGCATATTGTTCATAGTCATTGGGCGAACCAAGAGCCGTTAACCATTGATATAGTTCAATATAATTAATCATGTTTTCTTGAATGATAAACTGTAAATATAAATCGTTGTATGTGAGTTTTTCACCCGGAAGAAAGCGATCAATGAATGGTGTATCTTGCTGTGCGATACCTAATGAAACGGTAGGAATATTCGCCTGTTGACAAAAATAAGATACATTTGGCAAGATATCAATCTTGAACAAAAATCCATTATGACGTAAAAAATTGTAATCTGAAGGAACGTTAGAATTTGGTATCGCCATATACTTATTTATACTCAAATAAAAAAGGGGGAGCGTTTAGGCTCCCCCCTCTTTGGTTGGTTGTAACCAAATTTACATCAAGTTGACAACCTTGACACGACGGTAGTACTGGTTGCGGTTTGCTGTGAAGGTATCCGCATCCGTTGCACCGCCATCCGTTGTGGTAACGAATGGATTTGCAATCATTCCGTAACGTGTCTTGAAGCCGACCTTTGGCTGGAAGGTGTTAGGATCGATTGCACGAACCATCTGGAGAGGCACGTATGGGCAGTAGAAAATACCTGCGTCATATGCGTTGGTTCCCTTGTAGCCGACTACGTAGAACTGTGAAGCCGCGCCAGTGTTAGCTGAATACGGATCAACATAGACCTTGTAACGACCATTTAACACGCCAGCGAAGGTGTTGCCCGTGTCATCAACATTCAAGTTGGTTGACAATGCTGGTGTATAATCAAGAACGCCTGACATTGCGAGAGCACTTGCAACATCTGACGAGCAGATGATGAAGTTACCCTTGCCACGACGTGTCTGCTGCGCGATAACGTTAGCATCGCGTTCGATATTGAACAACAGACCCTTGAAGCGTTCTACTGACCAACGACCGTTTGAATCTACGTCAAGGTCGAATGTACCGGGAACAGCCGTTGACGCTGCACCAGTCTTAGCAACCTTATAAATCGTACGAATGACTTCACGGTTGATTTCTGCCAAGATTTCCTGTGACAGAATGTTGGTTAATTCTGATTCAGCATCAAGACCGTGAATTGCCTTCAAGTC